TGAAGAGGCTCGGCGCGAGGTATTGCTGGGACAATGACTACTCGACGGAGATCACCGATTTTCTGAAATACGGACGCGGGAGAGCTATCGAGGCAGGGATCAAATACCTGAGCTGTCACGGAGATATTAACGCCATTTTCTTCCGCAAGACAGCCGTGATCTATAAGGGGAGCTCGATTTATCGATACGAGTGCCCGTACAACGGAGCGCCCACAATCACCAGAGAAGTCGACCTCGACATCATCAAAAAGGTACTGGCTGGGAAATACGGAAACGGAGACGCGCGGATCACAAAGCTGCTCAATGGCAGTTACAACCCCGGCGTGGTACAGAAAGAAATCAATTATCTGCTCAAATTGCTGAAAGGATGACTTTATGCTGAATGGTATAGATATTAGTAACCACCAGAGCAAGATGGACTTGAAGGCGGTCCTCGAAAAGACCAAGACAGATTTCGTTATCTGCAAGGCGACGGAGGGCCTGAAGTTTGTCGACAAATACTGCGACGGCTTCATGGTAACGGCCCGCAATGCCGGCAAACAGACAGGATTCTACCACTTCGCGCGCCCGGAGTATAATACGGCGAGGGCTGAGGCTGATTTCTTCGTCCGGCAGACCAAGGGATACTTCAACAAGGGGATCCCCGTGCTTGACTGGGAGTCCGCCGGAAAGAGTAATGTCAAGTGGGCGAAAGAGTGGCTCGACCGGGTCTACTCCGTGACCGGTGTAAAGCCGGTTATTTACATGAGCGAGTCTGTGGTCAACGCCTACAACTGGAAAGCTGTCGCCGAGGGCGGCTATGGCCTTTGGGTCGCCAGATACAGGGACTACACAATCGACCGCAATTACGACATGAGCACATGCGGGAAAAAGCCCGTCGTCAAGTGGTGGAGCTTTTACATGATGTGGCAGTGGACTTCCGTAGGGCGTCTCAATGGTTACAGCGGGAATCTTGACTGCGACGTGTTCTACGGAGATACGGATGCCTGGAAGAGATATGCGGACTGTGCTGAGATTCAGACGGGCGGAGTTCAGGTCGAGCAGATCTACGCATACACCACACTGGCCGCGGAGCTTCCGATCCTGAGACTGGGTGCTAAAGGGAACGCGGTGAAGCTGGTCCAGTTGATCGTCGGCGCGGATGTCGACGGCTCCTGGGGCCCGAAAACAGACGAGGCTGTCGAAGCCTGGCAGAAAAAGTACAAGCTGGAAGCGGATCGGCTGTTTGATAAGCCGGACTGGCAGGTCGTCCTTGACTGGCTGGCTACTACATAAGAGAAGAACATCCCTGCATGCAAATGTTTTTCAATACCCCGGAGGATCTTCTCCTCCGGGGCTTTTTTTATGGTTATTAACCGGAACCGCTCTGATGGTAAGTTCCGTTTAATAACTAGAAATACTCGACAAAAAAAGAGCCGTCTCTCGGAGTGATCGATTTAATGACGCTGCACCAAAGGCGCCGTTTTTGGGCATTTGAGAGCGTTTCATATATTTCCAGTACATTCAGCTTAAGCAGCTTTTCAATGGCTTCTGTGTTCATTTCCGCGGGCTTTCCGAGGGCTTTGATCTCGCCGCGGTAGCGCTCGAGGTCTGCTTTATAGGTCTCAATATCTATCAGGTCATTGACATACAAATCTTTTAACCTGTCCATCTTTCGATACAGGGCGCTGATCTGCGCGGAGTTGTCCACCTGCCTGATCTCTTTAAGATGCAGGTACCTGTTCCGCAGGCCGTCCTCATACGAGGCCAGCAGGCAGCGCTCTATCTTCTTTTCCCCATGCGTATGCTTATAATCGCACTGTCCGATGTGGGAGTAGTTGCAGACATACTTCGCCCACTCCCTGCGCGGATACGTAGCGCCTGACATCCTCCGGCCGCAATGCGGGCATCTCACAAGTCCCGCGAAGATATAGTCGCGCGTCGTGTTGCTCTTGACGTTCCGGGACAGCGCGAGCTGCACCCGGTCGAACGTCGCGCGGTCGATCAGCGGCTCAAGGTACCCTTCTATCCCGTATGCCTCGCCGATGTATGCGCGGTTCCTGAGCAGGATCTTCATCCCCCTCGTGGACGCAGGAGCTCCCAGATGCGCATTGTTGCGCGTCAGTTTCGATATGTTGTTGTGGCGGAGGTACTGCCGGAAAAGATCGCGTGCAGCCTCTGCACGGTCCGGATCCGGGACGGCATGCTTATCAACGAGCCGGTACCCGTATGGTACATGCCCGTTCAGCCATTCCTTTTTTGACTTCTTATGCTGGAAAGCATCCTTGATCCTGACGGAATCCATGTCTGACTCCATCTGGGCAAATGCCCCCATGATGGTTATGGACAGTTTGCCGACCGGGGTCGTGTTGTCATGGTTCTCCTGGATCGCCTTCCATTCGCAGCCGCACTGCTCAAGCGTGTCCAGCGTGTTCATCAGGTGGCGGACGCTGCGGAAGAACCTGTCGAGCTTCGTGAACAGGATCAGGTCGATCTTGCCCGCCTTCACATCTGAGAGCATCCGCTGGAGCTCGTCGCGCTGTTGGAATTTTGCGCCGCTGACACCTTCATCCATATATTCGCCGACCAGGATAAGGTCAGGGCGTGACTCGACGTACTCCGTGAGCAGTCCGCGCTGGAATCCGAGGGACTGGCCGTCCGTGGCCTGGCGCTCTGTCGAGACGCGCATGTATATCGCTGTTCTTTTCATTCATGCGCCTCCTCTTCTATCTTCTGTACATTCTCAGCTTCAAAGTCATTTCTCTCTATGTGCCTAATCGCGTGGTGGTAAGCCCGGACTCTGCCGGCATAGGTCAAGCGCGCATTTAAGTAAACCGTGTACCCATCAATGCACGGCGTCACCATCTCGTCTATCCGATCAGGCAGATCTACGATATAAACGAACACATCAACCATCTGGATTAGTCTTTTTGAGCCTCCTTAATAAATCAGCGGCCATCTGGAGATCCTCAGGCCTGCTGTCCTGGGCCGCGTCAAAGAGGATCCGGAGATAAGGATCATCAAAAATCTGCTGCGCGGTCTTCGCTGTGTCTTCGCTGATATAGTAGCCATCGGACTGTGCATCTGTCTGTACACCGGTGAGCTGGTCGACGGTCATGCCGAGGTAGTTCGCTATTTTAAGCAGGCGATCATCCGGAATGCTGCCTTTTCTCAGCTGTCCGATATACCCATTTGAAAAGCCACACTCTCTTTCCAATCTTGAAAGCGGGATTTTTCTCTCTTTACAGATCATTTTTACTCTCTCAACAGTGTTCATGTCATCCTCCAACTTTAGAGAAAAGCCTAAAAATAGCATTGACAAGTTAGAGAATAACCTATATACTTGCTTTAGATTTAGGGGAAAGCCTAAATTGTTAACAAAATATTAGGTTGTTCTCACAAAAATATGTACTGGCAATACTTATTTTAGACAATTACCTAACATTTTACAATAGGTTTTTCCCTAAAACATTAGTAAAAGAAAGGAGGTTGATTTTGTGATTTATGACGTAGTCAAAAGGCTTTGTGACGAGCAGGGCATCTCCATCGCTGAATGCGAAAAACGCGCAGGACTCGGAAATGGAGTAATCTCCGGCTGGAAGAAGGGAAACCCTAGACTTGACAAGATCAGAGCAGTTGCTGGTGTTCTTAATACCACCGTAGACGCACTGCTCGAAGACAATGAGGAGGACTAAATGAATATCAACATATTTCTGGCTGAGCTTTCCGCGATCCTCTCCGAGGAATACGGATGCAGCGTTGAGACCGCATGACCTGCGAAGAGTGCCCGCTCCGGGAGAGATGCTACGAGCGCAGAGGAATCTGCCGTGATTACATCCTGTACATGGTGCGGGTGGAAAGGACAAGAAGGCAAATTGAGCAACTCAATGAGAATAATACGGCATCTGCCGGACGCTCCGGCACCGACAAGGGCAGCATACAAAAAGCCGGTGATCGGGGAGGGAAAGTACATAAAAGTCCTTCCGAGCGTGTACAAGCCAAAGCCGGCACCGATCCCAAAGAGGAAACCGAAGCCGAAAAAGAAGCTGGCCAGAGGATACAAACGTGAGGTGCATCAACAGCCGAGATTCTGGACTGCGGAAAGAGAGCAGGAGCTGGCAGAGCTTTACCAGGAAGGCACGACGATTGACCAGATCGCGATCTATTTCGACAAGGCGCAGAGCGTTATCTCGAAAAGGATCGAGGACATGATCGACCGGGGCGTAATGAAGCGCAGACGTCCGCTTAACGCATGGCCGCAGGAAGATCTTGATCTAATGTATGAGATGCGCATGCAGGGAAAAACATTCGGAGAGATAGCAGACAGACTCGGGCGCTCGTATAAGGCATGCACCGAACAGTTCAGGAGGATCTATGGATAAGGTAGCAGGAATTGTGTTTTTTACAGCGTGGTTACTCTGCGGATGCAGCGTCGAGAAGGTCTGCGACGATTGGCGCGCTTGCGTGATCTTTGTGATCGCGCTGATCGTGGTCATTGCGACAGCCGCAGCGATTACAAGAAACGACCAATAAAAGGGGCTCCACAGGGAAGTACCAGTTCCCACGGGAGCCAAGCAACATAAATAAATGCTTATAGGAGAATTATATCATGACCAAATCTAACACACCATTGGAAATCACAAACCACATCAAGGACAATGCGGCGGCTCTGTTTGAAGTGCGCCGTATCTCTAAGGCTCTCAGCGACATCTCGAAGAATGAAGCTGACGACGCAACACTGCGGACTATTATCCGCTCACTTTCCAGCACACTTGGCGAACTGGCAGGAAATGTCTCGGATGCATATTGGGATGCCTGCCTGCTTATCCAGAAGCTTGAAGAGGCCGTTCTGGAAGATACCGCAGATTGCGACGATGTCGAAGAAGACCTGCCGTTTGTAACGCCGGAAGAAAAGGAGGATGAATGATGGCGAGCTTGTACGAACTGACCGATGACTATTTGACACTTCTGGAAATGGCAGAAGATCCCGACATGGACGAGCAGGCCCTCATGGACACTATGGAAGGCATCGAAGGCGAAATCGAGATCAAGGCCGAAGGCTATGCAAAGGTGATCCGCACTCTCGAGGGCGACGCCGCCGCTTGTGACGCTGAGAGCAAGCGCCTCCGCACAAAGAAGCAGACCATCGAGAACAACATTAAGAGGATGAAGGCCGCTCTCCAGATGGCAATGGAAGCGACCGGGAAGCGCAAATTCAAGACCCCGCTCTTTTCCTTCAACATCCAGAAGAACGCTCCGTCCGTTGTCATGGACGAAGCCTACATCGAGAACATCCCGGAGAGGTTCCTTGTCCGTAAGGATCCCGAAATCAACCGCAAGGCAATCAAGGACGCCATCAACGCCGGAGAGGATCTTGAGGGGCTTGCGCATTTAGAAAGTACAGAGAGTTTGAGGATTAGATGAGGAGGTGATTTGATGTCAGTCGTTATAGGTTGCATGGGAGAGAGCGGTTCCGGCAAAACGACCGCAATGAGGAATCTCCCGCCCAAAGAGACATTTTATATCGATTGTGACAAAAAAGGCCTTAACTGGAAGGGATGGCGGAAACAGTACAGCGTGGAGAACAAAAACTACTTCGCCACCGACAGCTTTTCGACCTGCAAGACTCTCATGGAGAAGGTCGACAAGAGCGAGAACTTCCGTCACATCAAATACCTCGTGATCGACACGATCAACGGCATGATGGTCGCGGAAGAGATGCGGATCCTGGCGATGCAGGGAGGTGATAAGCGCAGCGCATGGACGGACCTGGCTTCTAATGGCTGGGACATCATCAACAAGGCGCTGACGCTGAGAGAAGACCTGACCGTGATTATCCTGTGCCACTCGGAGACAATCTCCGACGATAACGGCATCGTTAAGACGAGGATTAAGACG